CATTATGTGTTATCTCCTTGCAGCATTATAACATAATCTTCGAAATAAGTATTTATATTCGTATTATCGTAAGTAAATAGTTGATGAAAAAGCTAAACGCATAAATAAATAGTGACTACTCTCTATAAAACGGAACATTACCACTGAGGTGCATATTCTCATTTATGTCTCCGAATATAACTCTTTCTCTCGGCATCTTTAATTCCACTGCATTCTCTCTTCGAACCATCTTTGGCTGCTCGCTGTTTTTACCTGCCCCCATAACATATCCGATAACTCTGAATGTTATTTGGGACTTGTATCCTCTTTCGTCTTCGCCAAGAGATGATCCATTGTTTTCTATTGAATAGTCAGATCCAACGAAGACTTCGAAATTGTGTCCGTCCTTTTGAACGACGAAATAGTTTACGCCACCTGGGGCTGTCATAAACGGGGTTAGTATCTCGTTCATTTGCTGTTGGTATTCTGTTTTAATTGTTAGCGTGTAAGTCGCTTCCAAATAAACTGGTATGGGTACTGTAACAGTCTCATATACCACTTTCTTATTTTGTTTCGGATATGTATCTTGTCCGTTCCCTACTCCGAGGACGACTCTTTTTGAGTCAGCGTTGGCGAAGTTGGCAGTTTTGTCTTGTTTTATTACTCTGCCGAGGGTTATGGAATTGAACCGTCCGTCTTTTGACTCTGGAATAGGAGAAAAGATTGAGTCTCTAGTCCCAACGTCTTTCGTTAATGTTGTTCTCTCAACAATCATAAGTGGGTAAATTAGAACTCCGTTGTTATCTCTCAACTCCCTGTCGTGTTTTATCTGGTATGCCCTTTCTGCGCCTGCCCAATAGAATGGAACTTTGTTCCAGCCCTTGTTGGTGGTGCAAGAGATGTCTAACGTGTCGTCGATATAATCGAAAAGTGCTCTGTCGATAGTTTCGATGGTTGAGGGCTGGAACGGCTGCTCTTGCAAAGCAACGCTTCCTCCTTCTCTCGACTTTGCATCAAAGAGAACTTCGTCTTTGTCGTATTTTTTACGTGGCATCGAATAGTCCCTCTCTGGATAGTGTACACATNGCTGTTATNTCGAACTTGTGGTCTATTTGTCCGAATAGTTCTCTTGGTTGCGAGAGTGTTGAGATTTCATAGTGTAGTCCTCCGTAGAGAACGAAGTCGCCTTCTCGAACGAATAAATCTTGATCTTCGGTTAGTCTTCGCTTATGGAAGTTGACGGTTATCTTGCTTGACTTATCAAGTCCGCTTGCGTCGTCTGCTTTTGTCTGGATGCTTTCGAAAGCAACGAGGGCGTAGACACGGACTGGTGGGAGGAATGACTTCTCTATTGCCTCTCCGTAGATATCGTTGTATTGTGTTATGTTTCTGTCTATTGGATAATAGACTACTTGTTGTCCGACGACTCTTTCTATGAGTTCGTCGTTTACTTGTTTAACTAAGTTTCTTTCCTTCTCTCCGACAAATAATGGTGGAGGAGGTGCGTCTGGTTGACTCCATTTATTATCATCTGACATTATTTATCCCCTATCCAACGAAGACACCTGCTGGAACCCTCTTAGTTATAGTCTCTACTGAGTCTGCGATAGATGCGTCCTTCTCTGCGAGGACTTGATAGGTGAGTTGATCTAGAACTTCTTTGAGTTCGTCTCTTAGTTTGGTTTGTGTTTCTCTACCCTCGGTGATAAGTGCGCTTCCGTTGAGCGTTACTGATTCACCTGGTATTGGAATAGTGGCGAACTTGGAGCGTGTCTGTCCGAGCGTCTCTTTACATAGGGCGAGAGTGAAGCGTCGTATCCATTGCTTACCGATGGAGTTCACATTTGCGTATGGGATGTTGGCGAACGGCAATGTGTTCATATTGTTGATGCCGTCAACTCCTGATGCTGCTCCTGCTGCGGTATTCGTTTCATCCCAAGCGTTGCTCATTATGCGGAAGTCAAACCAGTAGTATTTAGGTGTGACTGAACCTGGTGATGTTGGGGATGGGAAAATCTTTAGTTTGTCGTGGTGGAGTTCGAACGAGTAGTGTGAGTTTCTGGTGTAGATAGAGTCTTCGAACGCCATTGCTTGTGCTTTGTTTTGCCAGACTGGAATAAGTTGGAAAGTCGAGTCGTCAGCGTACTGTCCGTAGTTTGAAAGATTTCCGACGGTGTTGAGTCCGCCGTAATATCCAAAGAATCGCCACATCGCTGCTGGNGTCTTNTAGTACACCTTCTCGATGACTATCTTGTTGCCGTTTATTAGTCCAGAGTACGGAACTGGATTGCTTGTTGCTGGATCAGTGTCGGTGTCCGATGAGGATGAAAGGATGGAGTATAAATCATATTCCTGCTGTCCTGATACGGCTTCGAATGATGCGGAGTAGATGATGGAGTTTGCGCCGATGCCTGCTTGTCCGCCGTATCCCTCTGTTAGTCTCTGGATGTGGGCGAATGTTGTTCTTGGGTATTTTAGTGCGACATCGGTGTCGCCTGTCTTTGACTCTCCGTCGTGGTCGAAGGTGCCTGTTGACATTCCCAATACATCTGATAGGATGTTTTTTGACTGGTGCATGTTGACGATGTAGGAGTATTCTAATACTGCTTCTTCGTAGGCGGCATAGACACTACCCGTTGTCAACTCAATATCCAAGATGTCTCCACCGAGTTTCTGGTAGGTGTATGCTACTTGGTCTGACGCTCCTGATAAGAAGTCTGTGGAACCTGTGTAGACACCGATGGGACAGTTTGCTGCGACGGATGCCGCAGAACCCGTTGAAGGAAGCACTATTGCGCTAACTGTTGAACCTGGTGTGAGTGTTGGTATTGCCATATTCTATATATCTCCTCTCCATAAATAGTCTGCAATATTGACTAACGCAAATAAAAAAAACGCCCCCGACTCAATAAAGAGAAGGGGGCGAGTTTAGTGTTACGAGTTATCTCTTAGAGATCACGAACGATAACGAGTCCATACATATCTGGACGAACCATCTTCTTACCGTAACGAGTCATCACGCCCTTGCGAGGCACGAAGTCTTCGGTTCCGAAGATAGTAGGAGTTACCTGTAGTGGGACGTATGGTGAGTATACATATCCACTTTCGAGGAATGAACCACCCTTGCGTCCAACAAGGATAACGTTACGTGGGAAGTAAGGATCTACGTATACATCCCACTTCTTGCTGAGAGAACCAGTCTTAACTGCTCCGACAGTACCGCGATCAGCATCACCAGTGATGTTCGCACGGAAACCAGCGGTAAACTCAAGAACGTTAGCAACCTCTGGACCACATACGAGGAAGTTTGCACCACCACGTAGAGTCTTACGGTGGATTGCCGCAGAAACGTCGTTTACAGTCTCAACAAGAGTCTCGTACCACTCTGAAACAGTACCAGTGAAGTCAGGAGTAGCGGTTGTTGCGCCAATCTCTGCACCAGTTGTACGGTCTACAAAGCGTCCAGCAGCACGACTCCAGTACAATGTACTAGCAGTTGCGCCCTTGATAAGGTCTTCAAGAATCTCACGATCAATCTCAAGAGCGATTTGCTCAGAAAGGATTGAAGTAAGTTCAACCTCTGCATCCAAGTTGTGGTATGCGTTGAGGTCTTGACCTAACTCTGGTGTCCACTTAGCCTTCAACTTCTTGGTGATTGCAGTGATGCTCACTGAGTCAACCTTGATGTCGATTTCTGGGATTGCAGTTTGGTTCTCAAGACCCCAAGTAGTATCACCTACTACAGCGCCGATAGCGTTAGCTGTGCCCGCTGCTGGAGTTCCGTCGAATGGATCGATGGTTGGGAAGTCCAAAGATGCTGATCCGGCGATGATAGTACCACTCATAGTTGCAACAGATACCGCAGCATCTACAGATGCGAATACACACTGCAAGCTTACCCCATCGGTAGTAGAAAGCCTACGAATATGAGTAGCCTGATTTGCATCAATTGCCACTAAGTCACGAAGGTTTGCATCACTTAATCCAGTCAACGGCGTACTTGCTACAAGTACAGTGGTTGTACCAGATGTAAAGTCAGGATCGTAGCGACAACGCCTATCAAGAGGGGCATCATTGTTTCCGTAAACACCACTATCAACTACAGTCCATGCGAGAGCCGCAGAGGAAGCTGTTGGTGAAGAGTATCCGTTGTTGAGGTTGTAGAAACTGTCTTCAGCAGAATCGCCAGTTAGTGAAACACCGCCTGTGATTTGCTGACCAACAACTCCACCACCGTACAATGACTCATCTAGTTCTGAACCTAACTTAGTGTCTGTGAACGTAAAGTCGAGGAAGAAGATGAGTCCTGATGGAAGGCTCATTGGTTGAACGCTTACGAGATCGTTAGCGATAAGTCCACCGAATACACGACGAACGATTGGGAATGCTACAGCGGCGAAACCTTCTACGTCTCCTGCTGCCATTGAGGAAGCCTCACGGAGAAGCTCCTTTGCTTGATTTTCAAGTAGGCGTGCCATAGAGTTACGCTTGCGGTCATTATCAATGCCCTCAAGAAGTCCTGTGCGCTCCCACTTGGTTAGAAGGGCTGCGCCCTCCTTAGAGAGATCGCGGTCTACGATACCCTCAGTTAGTTTATTAAGAATTGACATCTTAGTTATCTCCTTTAATGCCTGCTAATGCTCTCATCCTGTTATATTGTGGATTTTGAGCAGATTGTTGTTTGTTTGTCCTCGAATTATTACGAGGGAGTGTTGGAGAAGATCTGTCAACTGCTTCGCTTAGTGATTGCGGGGCACGCTTTGTGCCTCCCACTGCGCTTTGAAGTGTTTCATAGATTACCTTCGCCTCTTCTACAGAACCAGCAGTTGAAATAGACTCGACAATTCTTGTTCGTTGTCGCTCATTCAAGGAGTTGCTTTTCAAGACACGGTTTGTGTAAAGTAGTCGAGCGTTGGATAGATTGACATCTTCCATTCGCTCATTAAGTGTGGTAAGTGTTGTTTGAAGTTTTTCGTTTGAAGCGGTGAGTTTCTCAACCTGCTCCAAATACATGTCTGCTTCTTCTCTTGCCTTTTGGAGAGCTTCGTGCTCTTCGGCAAGTTCATCGTCTTTTAGGTTGGCGAGAGTTGCCTCTTGTCCCTGTAAGTCTGCCGATGTTGGAGTTGTTCTTCCGCCGAGTCCTTGACCTGGCATTCCGACGTCAACTCTGAGTTCTTCTGCGATGGCGTCGAGGAGAGTTTCGTCAAGCTCGATTTCTTCGTCTGCTTCTTCGATTGTCTCCTCTGCTGTCTCAGCAAGTTCCTGAACATCGAGAGTTACGGTTTCTTTGCCATCGTCACCTGATGCTTCGACTTCTTCGTCGAGAACTTCTTCTGCTAAGTCTTCGTGAGTTTGCTCTGCTTCGACTGAACCTTCTTCGTCGAGGGCTCTTTCGAGTGCCTCTAAGTCTAAACGAACAGTTACGGGTGCGTCACCATCTTCGTTTGCGTAGGGAACTTCGTTCATTACGGGACTTTCGGTGGATTCTTCTTCCTCTTCGAGTTCTTCTTCGAACTCTTCACTTAGAAGGGACTCGACAGCCGCCTTCACTTCTGAGGAATATTTTTCAACAATTGACGCTTCGGCATTTTTCATTGCCGCCTCTCGTAAGGCTTCTGCGTCGATGATTGCTTGTTCAAGCAGGGTGGACATAGTTTATAACTCCATGAAATAATAATTATCACAAATAAATAGTATTATAAAAGTCGAAATGCCTTATTTGTTTATTGCTAAATCTTTTCTATTATTATCCGAGGCTATTTTATGAGCAAATTGTTATTAGTTGCCAGAACCACTGATGTAAGGATCTAACTGATCGAACTCCCATACAGTTGTCATGACGGACTGTCCTGGGTAATTATTGTTGGATGCGTCTCCTGATTTGAATTTCAGAGCAACGACAGAGCCTGTGCCAAATGACCAGCTTCCAGTTGTATTAGTTCCTCCGAGAGTGCCCTGACCGGTTTGCACATTAAATCCTCCGACGATATTTGTACCAGGCCATGATGAAGCTGTAGCCTGAGCGACAGGAGATACGGCATTTGCAAGAGTCTGCCCTTTGAGAGCGTTTACGTCTCCAACCCAAAGCTCCCACTGTGGTTGCCCCTTGCTCGCATCTTGGTAGCTCGCGGCGGCTGGAATATGATATGTAATACTTATAAGTCGTCCTGAGAACGGAGCTATCATAACATTTCTGTAGTCCAGTGTGATAGCGACTAGTGTTGGGGTTGCGCCGAGGGAAATCCAGCGACCTGTGTTTGCCTGAGCGCCAGACGACAGTGAGAATCCAGAAGTTATCTGTTGAACCATTCTTCCGCGAACTGCGCCGAGTCCTTCATCGCTTGAGTCAACTTCAAGGACTTGAGTTGAACCACTTACAATTGTCAGAGAACCTGTTCCCACTATATTGCCTGTGTATGGGAATGGATCGCCTGGTGTTGGTGTCGCCACTACAACTTGGTGAGAACTGTTGAGTGCGAGAAAACTACCTGCGCCGCCAGCAGTACCAGAGGCTATTGCTCCGCCTGGATAATCAATGCCTATGTTGCCACCCATTAATTCAATACCTATGGCTGAACCTGAGATAACTAGCCTGTCTGTAGATGCTTCATCATATTTAATGACTGCATCGCCATCGGTTCCGAATACCATGTTCTTATCATCGGCTATTGCGACTTGCTCACCGAAGACTGCTCCCTGAGAGGCTGTTATTTGTCCGACAAAGGTTGAAACGTGAGCGGCTTCCATACCTATGGTTGAACTTCCGCTAACCGTAAGCGATCCAGAGACGATTGCAGAACCTTCAACATCAAGTTCTGCCGCAGCGGTTGTCTTTGAAACTGCGCCGACTATTACCTTTCTTTGAGATCCAATAACTCTAAGAGCGTTCTGGTTGTTTGTTCTCAGGATAATATCTTTAGTGTTCTCGTTCTCGATAAACAGATGTTCTGAAGAATTGATTTGAATTGCTGCCGCTGTACTACCGTCTTTCAAGAAAACAATTTCTTTGAGAGAGTCTGCATCACGAGTGTGCAATGTAAGTAATGATTGCCCCGAACCTGTGAGTTCTATTGCTCCTGTAATTTGCGTTACGGGGCTGTCTATAATGACATTGCCGCCACCGAGCCACAATCCTGTGGAAGAGCCTGAGACGACTAATGCGTCTGAACCTGCTTCATCATATCTGATGATTGAATCGCCTTGATTACCAAAAACCAAGTTTTTGTCATCGACTATCATCACCTGTTCGTTGAAAAGAGCGCCTTGTGATGCGGTTAGTTGACTGGCAATCGTTGTAATATCAGAGGCTCCGTCGCCCAAATATGCGTTGCCGCTTGTAATAAGCAGTCCCGAGGTGGCGTTGAATTGTCCCATTGCGCCAGATATGTTAGTGGCTGTAATGTTTGATAAAGTTGAGCCGTCGCCATAGAATGAAGAGCCTGATATATTTAGCGAGCTTGATACATGAGTTCCATCTATAACAGTTGTGGTGTTCAACGCAGAGCCCGTTACAATGACAGAGCCTGTAATGGCTAGTGCGGCGGCAGCACCTCCTACGACAAGGATTCGGGCAAGCGCCGATGCTCCAAAAGCGCCTGCGTTGTTGAACTGTACCTCAGT